GTATCTCAATATAATAATTGGGAACGAGGCCTTGCTCTTATGCCAGTAGGTTACGGCATGAAAATATGCTCAGTAACAGGAGCAGGCCTAGACTTTATTTATCGCGGCGACCTTTCGGGCTTGCCAACAAACTTGATGACCTTATTAACAGAAGAAGCTTCATCGTCAGCGGCCTCTGACAAAGACGCCGCCCTAGCCGCTCGCGCCTCAACCTCGCGCAAGCGTTCATCTAAATAAGCTTCCGTTACAGGGACACTACCTTGCGGGTATAACATACGCCCGCAATACAACCAATAGTCTGCCAACTCCCTCATTAAATCTATTACTAGATATAAATCCGCAGGCTCGTCGGGCAATTGCGAGGCTAATTGCATTGCAAGATTGCGTAATTGTTTATTCTTACCCAACGGAACACCTTACATATAAGTTGGAAACAGCGACGTCACTTAAAATGTTATTTATCAAACATCAAGCCTAAGTTTTCAGCTAGAATTTCATTACTCAATTATATATTTTCCAACTGTATATGATTTCTCTATTGCATTACCAACTGTGTTGGAATAGGGTCTGCTTCGTTCAACCCGCCAGCACAGAGGACAAATTGGATATTATTTCCCCCCTTCAAATCAGCTTTGGCGCTGACGCCAGAGTGACGGGCTTCGATGTCGGAGGCACCGTCGTCATCATTTTTAACAAGGCTCAAACAGGAAACTGCCTAACGGTTTCTTTGCCTGCGAAACAATTCGCTGACCTTGTTGAAGGCTTACAAATAATTCCTGCAACTGAAAGCACCGCTAACAATGAATGATGTTGTTCTCGCAGCGCCGCGAAAGATAAGCGCAATCATCCCGCAAACCGTTGCTGAAACAGCGCAGCTTGCTGAAATGATATTCAAAGCTGGCATGGCTCCAAAGGGTATGAATACGCCAGCGCAAGTTATGATTTCAATTATGCGCGGGATGGAAGTAGGACTTGCGCCTTTTCAATCATTGGAGAAAATCCCTGTCGTCAACGGTCGCGCCCTTATCATGGGCGAGGCTGCACTTGCTATCGTTCGTGCATCCGGCAAAGCCACTTATGTTAAAGAATGGCTTGAAGGCGAAGGCGATAAGCGCGTTGCGCATTGTGAAGCACAGCGCGGGCCAGAGTTAATTCATCGCCAGTTCAGCGCAATGGACGCAAAGAAAGCAGGCTTGTGGGGTAAAGGCGGTCCTTGGTCGCAATATCCTGACCGTATGCTGACTATGCGCGCCCGCGCTTTTGCTTTGCGTGACGGCTTTGCTGACTTGCTTGGCGGTCTTTACCTTGCAGAAGAATTCGACGGGACAAGCGCGCCGCAATTCGAGCAAGAAGAGCCTTCCGAGCCAATTACCGCAGAGCAAATCATTGAGTTGCAAGACTTGATGACCAAGACGGAAACTAAGGAAGGCCCATTCCTTAAATATATGATGGTTCCTGCGCTGACGGAGCTTGATAGCAAAGGTTACAAGCAGGCCCTTACCGCGCTTAACACAAAGCTCGCCAAGATAAAGAAGGATGCAGTCGATGGCTGACATCGTTCAAGGCACAGAGCTTTGGTTCAAGCAGAGGCTTGGCAAAGTGACCGCTTCGCGCATGGGAGACATGACTGCGAAGACGAAGGCAGGTTATGGCGCGACGCGCGCAACCTACAAGGCAGAGAAGCTTATTGAGCGTTTAACAGGCGCTCAACAAGACACTTATAAAAGCCCCGCTATGCAATGGGGTAATGACCAAGAGCCTTACGCGCGCGAAGCATATAGTTTTTACACAAACAACGAAGTCGTTGAGACAGGCTTTGTCGTTCATCCTCTAATTGAGAACGCAGGAGCAAGCCCTGACGGTCTTATTGGCGATGACGGGATGCTTGAAATTAAGTGTCCCAACACATCGACAATGCTGGAATATCTGGAAACAGAAAAAATTCCCGCCAACTACATGAAACAAATTCAATGGCAGTTAGCATGTTGTGACCGCCATTGGTGTGACTTTGCGGCATACGACCCACGTTTGCCGGAAGAAATGCGATTGCTCGTTATCCGTGTCGAGCGGAACAACGACATGATTGCAGAGCTTGAACAAGAGACATTGAAGTTTCTTGCCGAGCTTGACGAAACAGAAGCGTTGCTTCGCAAGAAATATATGAAAGGTTGATTGATGGCAGACTACGACAACAAAGGCTCGTTCATCTTTTCCAAGAATGACCGCAAGGAAAAGGACACTCACCCTGACCTCACCGGGAAGCTCACCGATGAGAACGGCTATGAGTTTTACATGAACATATGGGCCAAGGAAAAGAACGGTCGCCGTTTCTTCACTGGCACTCTCAAAGCCGTGGAGCAGCAGTCAGGACTAGCGCCGACAAAGCGCAGCGTCCCTTTGGCGGAAGAACTTTCGGACGACATTCCTTTTTAAAAACGTCGCGGAAGTATCACGCAGGAGATTAGGAAAGGCTTACGAGCCTTTCTTTCCACTACGCCAGACAGGAGACATGGCAATGCCTAAGATAGCAATCGTTACCATTGAAAGCATTTCACCTTATTCGCAGTCGCGTATGCACGACACGCCAAAGTTGGCAAAGGAGGCTGCGGGAGATTATGAGGAAAGAACGTGGCGTGAGAAATGCACAGCCGCAGAAGACGGGACAATCACCATCCCGGCAATGGCGTTCAAGCAATGCCTTGATACAGTTGCAAAGCGCCTTGGTGAACAAATCCCAGGCAAAGGCAAAGCCACATACACAAAGCACTTTGTTGGCGGCGTTCAATGCCTTGAAGACGTGCGCCTTGAAGGCTGGCACAAAGACACCGTCCCGTCAGTGACCATCAACGCCAACTCTGACGGCGTTCGTGGCTCTGGCAAGCGTGTCAAGCGCACATTTCCAGTTATTGCAAATTGGAAAGCAGATGTTCAATTCGCAATCCTTGATGACGTAATCACTAAGGAGGTTTTTGAACGGTTTGTCTTGGAGGCAGGACGTTTTACAGGCGTTGGTCGCTTCCGTCCAGAAAACGGAGGAATGAACGGACGCTTCCGTCCAACAAAGTTTGAGTATCAAGATTTAGGTTAACGGCGCAACTCGTCGCCACGCTGCTCACCGCAGCTCAACGCAACGCAACTCGACGGGGGGAGGCCCTAACCTCCCCCTCCATCACCAAGGGCATATTGTGCTTTTCGTGATGGAGTATTCCATCGCCGCGCTACGCGACGCTGCTCTCCGCATCTCCGCGCAACTCAACGCAACGCTAAGTTCATTACAGGAGAAAAAAATGCAAATCGTCAAAGACAGAAAATTTGAAACTCAGGCTATCATCAAGCGCCTTTTAGACGCCAAGGTTGGCGAAGAGATTACATACGGCGAACTGTCTCGCCTTACTGGAATGAAGATAACGTCAACGTCAGGCGTCCTACAAAGCGCCAAGCGTATCATTTTAAATGAAGACCGCCGAGCATTTGATAGCGTTCGCGGCATTGGCATCAAACGTATGGCAGACGAAGAGATTGCGACATGCGACAAGGATATTCGCAAAGCGCGCCGTCACGCCAAGCGTTCAGTCAAGAAACTATCCTGCGTAGAGAACTTTACTGGCATGAGTAATCACGCACAGATTAGCCATGTCATCAAGTCAAGCTTTTTTGGCGCAGTCGCCTACATGGCAAACAAGGGTAAGTTGCAGCAAATTGCAACGGCTGCTTCTGGCCGTTCGTCAGAGTTGCCAGTGAAGGAAACGCTTCAAGCGTTTATCGCTGATAAGGTTTAACCACGCCCCGCCCCGCAGCGCTACTCGCCTCGACGCAACGCAACGCAAAGTCTTTTAGGAAATATTCAAATGAATAATACCAGTTAACCCCGCCGCGCATCGCAACGCAACGCCACGCAACTCCTCGCAACTCAACGCCTAATCTTTTAGGAAATGTTTAAATGAATTTTCAGTTAATCAGCGCACCTCGGCTTCACGCCCCGCCCCGCTTCTCGGCGCGTCTCAAAGCAACTCGACGTTTCTTTTGTCAATTTATCTACGCTTCGCGGCGCCCCGCTTCTCGGCGCGTCTCTCCGCATCTCTGCGCAACTCAACTCGACGTTTCTTTTGTCAATTTATCTGCATCGCAACGCTGCGCTACGCGCCGCATCTCTTTGCAACTCAACGCAACGTAACCCATGACTAATCGCATACAAGTAAGAGAAGCCGCCAGTTTGTTGGGCGTGTCGATAAGACAGGTTCAATCTATGGCTGCGCGCGGCCAGTTGCCTAGTGCCGCGCGTATCGGTAAGGTATGGACTTTCGACGTTAACAAACTCAACAATTTTCTGCGCCAGCAGGAGGCTAAGCCACCATGTCAAATCTCTACAAGAGAGGCCAAATCTATTGGCTTAAAGCGACGATTAACGGCGTCCAGTACAGACAATCTTTACGAACAAGCACTCTTGCGACTGCGCGGAAAATTGCCGCAAAACGCATCGAAGAACTAAGATTAAAGGCCAACAACATCGGCAGCGCCATAACCTATGTGGAAACGATAATTGCTTGGTCACAACATGCAGTCGGCCAAATCGGCGAGACTACCGCCTCTCGGTACGCAACCTCACTCAAAATGCTTGAACCTTGGTTGCTTGGCAAAAAGATAGACCAGATTGACGGCGCACTAATCGCTGAGATTATGGAGGCCCGTCGGCGCAATGGCGCCAGCGCCGCAACAATCCATCGTGACCTTACCGCCCTGTCCCGCGTACTCGAATATGCCGAGGCTAGAGGATGGCGTGAGGGCAACCCTACCCTATCCAAGCGCCGCCTCATTAAAGAACGCCGCGACCCGATTATGCTGCCAGAAGCCGCTTCAATCGAAATGGTTATTGACGCAGCGCCGGTACGCTTTGGCGCATTGGTAAAAGCCGCATGGTTGACAGGCTGCCGTCAAAACGAACTGGTCACAGCCAAATGGCAAGACTTTAACGCCAAAGCCGGTACGCTGGAAATTATCGGTAAAGGACGCAAGCGCCGCGTCATAGCCTTATCGCAAGAGGCTATTCAACTATTCGCAATCCAGCCTAGAACACTGGAAAGCAAATTAATCTTTTGCCAGCCAAGCGGCGAACCGTTCACCAACGTCAAGTCAGACTTTACTCGCTATCGTCGCAAGGCCGCAGGACAGTCAGGATTTACTCGTTTCCGTTTCCACGACCTGAGGCACCTGTTTGCCGTTGAGGCGCTTAGAAGCGGTCGTATGTCCATCTATGGGCTATCGAAATACCTTGGACACACAAGCGTAAAGACAACGGAAATTTACCTGAGTTTCATGACCGCCGAAGAAGCCGAAGCAGCAATGAACGCCAAGGCACAAATCTAGGCACAGCAAAAATAACAGCGTTTAATATCAAGCAATTAGAACCGAAAATCCACGTCTCCAAAACCGGGGGTTATCGGTTCGATCCCGGTCACTCCTGCCATTAAGTCTCTGATTTTGTTAGATTGAGATTAGAACAAATCAAGCGCGCCAAATGCAGGAAACGAGAACAAAAACGGTTTGTGTAGGCACAAAATACGGCACAGTTTATTTGCCGTCCCGCTTATGAGGCGTCTGCTGCGGAGGCGTCGTCAG